TTTGCTTCAGCCTATCATCCATTCCCTTCAGAGTAGCAAGAACAATTGGATCAAGTCCAACTGCTTCCATCTCACGGCGATCGGCCTTGCTAAGTTTCTTCTTTCCTCTAAGGGATTCAATAAGTTCATTTCTGTTTGCGTTGCCCGTCAGTGCAGCCTCGGCCAGTACATCAGTTTCAGGCTGTGGACCACGAAGCTGTGCAAGCTTCAACTCTGCTTCGTCATTCAGAGTCTTTTCAATCCTGCGCCAAGCAGCTTCGCTTGCAGTAGGAAGTTGTCCACCCTGTTGCAGCGGACCTTGACGAGCATTAGCAAGATCCACAGCACTGTACAGAGGAGTGTCTCCTCTTACAGTTGGAGTAGTTGTGCTAACTTCAGGAACAGTATTGCTGAACTGTTCTTTGACAGCAAGAACTTCAGCAGGAGTCGTAGCATTCCTCAACGCTGTACGATATGCAAAGCCAGCATTGACAGCAGAGCCAACACTCGAAAGAATACCAGTACGCAAAACTCCTTGCCACGTAGCAAAACTCTCAGGACGTACAACAGCTTCCGCAATGGAGCCTGCAATAATTTCTTGCGGAATGGTAGTAATGCCAACCTCAACAGCTTCTCGCATTGCCTTTGAAGATGCAAGCTTCTGTGCTGCTTTGGCTGCTAATGGACCAAGAAGTTTAGTAGCAACATTCTTAGTCAGAGGATTGATGACTGCTGACGTACCCATTGACAGAGGAAGTTCTGCAATAGTTCCACCAGCAAACCTTCCAACAGAACGCATTACATCATCTGTTTCTGGAAGTTCAGGCGCTTTGTATTTAGGAACTTTTCCTCGCATTGCCTGTACCATTCCAGGAGTACTGGCATACTGAAGAAACTCTCCCATCTTTTGTGCAGTATTCTTTGCGCCTTCACCAATACCTTGTACAAGACCTGTATAGTCTGGCAATCCTTCTCTTCGTATCATGCCAGACAAAGGTGCTGCTGGCTTAGATGGCGTAGGCGGTGGCGTCTGCGTGGATTCAGGTGCAACAGTACGGGAGATGTACTCATTAAGTCCACCTCCCGACTGCTGACGCTTCATCTTTGCTTCACGGACAAGTTGAATAATCTCATCGTCCGTTGCCCCCGCAGCCATCAAGCGACGAATCATTTCGTCATCGTCGTTGATTGGCGGGATAGATGTCACTTACAATCCTCCTGCCTTACGCAGTCTAGCAAGACGCTGCTCTGTAGTTTCATTCAATGGACCAACGGGGCCAGTCGGCGGTACTGTAGTTTCCATTTCTGGAATTGGTACTGCCCCATACTTCTCAGAAAGTTTTTGAATTTGGAAACGATTCTCTTTAATTGCTTTATTAATTGCATCAAGCTGAGTTTGATATGGAGACATAGCTTCAGCCCTAGCTTTATCCAAAGCCTCAGGATTTTTTAGAGATTCCAAAACCATCAATGGATTTTTCATCTTCTCGTCAAATGCTCGTAGATCTGCTTGCATCTGAAGAAGAATCTTGCCTTGCTGATCGTTTAACTGATTGCCCATTTCAGTAAGAACTCTGAGAAGCTGCATCTGATCCGCAGGATTTCTCGTCAAGGCAAGCTTCTTATCCAGTTCATTCTTGAAGAGATTCAACTCAGCAGAATAAGCAGCATCGTACAAAGCCTTAGCACCAACATCTGATTGAATGCGCGTCATCAACTGCGAGTCAATCTGTTGGCCGCCACGAATTGCTGCCTTGGCAATATCACTGAACTTGATTCCAGTTAGGTCAGGATAAGCAGATACCGCTGCATCAATCTGTCCTTGAACGCGCTCAAGATCTTTAACTTGTCCAGTAAGAACTTTATTCTGCAAATTTCCAGTCTGTAGATTCTGCTGAAATAGTTGATCTTCTCTTGAGATTTGTTCGGGAGTCTTCGTTCCAGCCTTAGTTGCAAGTCGAATCTCGCGCTGCTGCGGAGTCAAGCCTTTTAGATAATCCTGCTCTTCCTTCCTAGCAGCAAGCTCTGGTCCAATCGGAAGCCCCTGAAGAGGAGTCTGCTTCTTGAACCCAAGAGTCTGCTCCATTGCAATACGAGCTTCAGGAGTCATGTTCTCGATCTGACTGAGAAGCATGGGATTCTGTTGAACAAGTGCTTGAAGTTTACGATTTGCAACAAGGTCTGGAGCAAACTTTTCAACTGCTGCTCCACCAAGTCTACGAAGATCTCCACTTTGAAGAAGACCTTCTGCCCAACCAGGAATATATATTGCCATTTACTCAACCTCCACCAGCTTTGTTTACTGCACCAGAAGCAATCTGCCCAAGAATCTGCAAGCCCTGCATCCACGGATTCGGAGTAACAGTCGTATCACGTTGCGCCGTACCAAGTGCGTTAGCTTGCTGCAAGCCACCAAACAACTGAACAAGTGCAGCCATCGTATTAGCATTGCCAAGCTGATTCAGATTCAGACCTTGACCAATCATGTTCTGGAACATCTGATTGTTCAACTGTCCAGCCTGAAGCGCATTCTGGGCGTTCAGTTGGTTTGTTCCAAGACCAAAGTTCGCAAGGTTCTGCTGATTGGAAAGATTGAACTGATTGCCCATCTGAGCCGCAGCTAAAGCATTTGCGTTGTTAATCTCACGCGCTTGCTGATTGAGGCTGGCTGCTCCAAGTCCAAACTGATTACCCAATTGCTGATTCTGCAAACGAGCATTAAGCATAGCTTGCTGCAATGCATTAGCTTGTCCTGCATTGAACTGTCCTTGCTGCGCCTGCAAGCCCATCTGATTGATGTCCATGCCACGAGCTTGCAATGCATTAGCTGCATTCTGCATAGAAGCTTGCTGCATAGCCTGAGCATTAGCAAGAGACTGCTGCTGTGCAAGACTAAGCTGATTGATATCCATCCCGCGAGATTGCAGGAAGTTCTGTGCATTCGCAAGACCAGCTTGCTGCTGAAGCTGTGCATTCAATGCAGCCTGCTGTGCGCCAAGTCCAAGCTGTTCAAGGTTCTGTCCACGAACACCAAGACCAGTCTGTAGACTTTGCCCACGACCAGCAGTAGCAGCTTGCAGAAGATTAGCAAGGTTCGCAGTGTTGAACTGATTAACATTCTGTGCTCCCTGCAAACCACCTTGCATATTCGCAATAGCAGTCTGCACATCCATACCACGGCCACTGAGAGCAGTCTGCGCTTGAGCTTGACGTTCTGCAAGATCTTGCGCTTGTTGTTGCTGAATCGACTGCTGCAAGATTGCAGCTTGACGAGGAGCAAACTCAGAACGCAACTGCGCTTCTGCAAACTGTGCGCCAGTGCCAAGAGCACCTGCACCTTCAGCACCAAAGCGAGCACGGAGATCAGCAGCGGCTTGTGTTTCTGCGCGACGAATACCTTCAAGCTGTGCAGCAACAAGTGGATTGTTCAGATCAACTTGAGCAGCCTGACCAAGTTGAACTTGTGGCTGCACAGAAGCTTCAGTAAATCCGCTTTGTGCTTCTGCTCCTGATCCACGGTTGATGAGATCCATCAACATCTGGTCAAATGCATCGCCAGTTGGAGTGGGACCAAGACTGGCTTGCGTATTGAACATGGACTGTGCAGCACTCACATTAGGAGCTTGCTGCCCATAGCCCTGCATGGCATTGAAAGTCGACTGTGCAGCATTGATATTCTGTGGCCGTGTACCAAAGCCACGATTCAAATCTATATTAGACTGTGTTGCATCACCCGTCCTGCTTAAATCTGCCATACCAGTCATTCCACTACCAAAGTTGGTAGGCAATGCTGTAGTAGTTGGAGACTGGAAAGTCTGAGCCGTGTACGGATTGCTAAAAGTTTCGTTGTTTATCCTATATACTTCAGGCTTGGCAAAGTAATCCGAGATAGCTTGTCCAGCACCAGAAACGTCACGCACATTTCCGCCAAGCATACCTTGAAATGCTTGCTGAAATCCTTGCTGTTGCTGCTGCGGCTGCTGAGAGTTACTTACACCCTGATTAATCATGCCCTGAAGTTGTGAATTAAGTCCACTAATTCCTGGCATAAAGTTTCCGGTCGGTCCCCCTTGTTGAGAACCACCGGAAAGCTGCTGATTTAGAAACTGATTCCAAGCATTAGAGGTACCAACATTAGCACCTCCACCTGTTTCCCGAACTTTAGCTCCCATTCTTTAAATCCTCTGGAAGTATTCCGTATAGGTATGTATCGAACCAACGATCTTTCCACCAAGCTGCATTACGCTTTCTGCCCTCAACACGGAAGCCGCATCGTTCAATGAACGTTCTAACTCTTAGTCCAGCATAAGCTGGAACATAAGCATTTAGTCGTACAAACTTGTACTCGTCAAAGACTTTCTTAATCATTGCTTGAACAGCGGCTTCCCGTCCTTTGTGTCGCCGGTCGAAGAAAGAGTAATGCACACTAGCTTCGGTCGGAGAGATATCATTCAAATAAAACATACCTTTAAAATCATCTAAAATCCAGATGAGTCCTGTTGGCTCGGCATCACCAGAGAGGTTCTGAACGATAAAGAAAGATGTAAAGTCTTCTAGCCCAGTCAAGGGACGACCAAACAAAACAGGAAACTGTTTAGCTTGTTCGTAAAGCTTTATCGTATTTTCTTTGGTGAAAGAGAAAGGCCAAATAGTGCGTTCAATCTCACCTTCTGGTTCTTTACAAACGACCTTCATTTAGATTTTACCGAAGCTGGCAGGAGTAATATCAATTGAATAATCAAGTGTCGCAAAATTTCCAGCTACTGAAGTAATGCGCCATTGAAATTCACGGGCACGAACTTGTTTAGTACAGGCAACTCGACTGCGAATACCTACTTCATCCAAGCCAAAGGTCACTGTCTTGTATGTAGTCCAACCATTACCATTGTTATACTGAATGGTAAACTCACCGGCTCGCAGAGGAATGTACGTAAATCGTAGACGAGTGATGGAGATGTAACGATCAAATAGCTTGAATACCTTGGACTGAAGAACAGTCTCAATTGGTGCACCATTATCTGTATCAACAGTGCTAGCTATTAGGATATCTCCTTGATTCATTCCATAGTACAGAGTCGGCGGTGCAGTTGTCAGATTAGCAAGATCATTGATAGTGCCAGACAGTTCACCGATGGTACCGGACAGTTCATCAATCAGAAGTGCTGCACTTGTATTATCGAATGCATAGATACAGGTACAGTTCTCGATCGTGCGCTCAGTCCATGCTCCATTATTCAGGTTCAGCACATATGCATAGGTAACAGTAGTATTTGTGCCAGGGATTGTCAATATGTACTCGTTCGTGATCGGGTTGTAAGATCCAATAGGGTTCTCCTTATTGGTAATCTTAGGCTTGATGTTATCACGAACAGCCTCACCCACTTCACGGGGACGATCACCTAGTGTATAATCATAAACTTGATTACTACGATAGTCGTACCAAATGATTCCGTTCCTTTTCTGGACTGCCGAGTTCGGCGTATCGCAACCCACAAAAGGGAAAGCTGCTTGAAACAGAAACGGATTCGAGGCAACAGGCCTCTTCTGAGCAGTCCAAAGGGAACGCTCCCGCAGAATCAGCATCACCGACGCGAAGCCAAACAAGCCACTTATTGGGTCCGCAAAGTCGGACGCAGCTTCCAATAGAGGAGTACTCCCCGCTGATATGTCTGTATTCGGGTCCCATTGTCCAAAGTTTAAATCTCCACTCCAAGCAACTAGTGTCGGATTGGGAGTAGAGAGGTCATACTTGTTGGCACCGACAATGCGATTGAAGAAGCCAGTGATGTACTTGTACTTACCAGCATTACCCAGATAAGCATAGGTGTTTGTAGAGAAATTAACTTCATAGATATTATTAGTTCCTGATACAAAGAACAGTCTGTCATTGAATGGTAGAAGTCTAATTCTTCCACCCGTAGGCAGAGTGTATGGAGTAGCTGACGTAACTTCTAGCCAAGAGTTAGAGAGCCTTCTCCATAGCTTAGTATCAGTGAATCTAAGAAAGACAGTTGTTCCATTAAACCTTTGGAAGGTATATAGAACATTGATTGGATCAGTATCACCTTGGTCAAGAAGAATACCAAATGTATCTTCTTGCAAGATCTCATAGCCATCTTCCTGATCCAGCAAACTCGTAGCAGGCTTTGGAGGAGCAAGAAGAACTGTTCCATCAAAACGAATCAGCTTGTCTGCGCTAACGTAAACATTGCGAGCAAGAACAAGTTGATTCTGTGGAATGTCTGCCGCATCAATACGTGTATTCATTCCGCCATCAACCCTAACCTCAGACAATAGCTGAATAGGATCAGGCACTTGTGGCGGTACAAGGATTGGGTTTTTGGTGGAAATTCTAGCCATATTATGCGTTCTCTATCCAACCAGAAGGAAACTTCGTAAAGGTATATACCTTGTTTATAGCAAGAAGCTTATTGGCTCCAGTGTTGGTAAAGATATTAGTACCATGTTGAATGGTAGTAAACCCATCCCCAAGAAGCTTAATCTCTTGACCAGCCTGCTCACCAGCAAAATCTACTACAGTTGTAGCTACAGTATTAACAAACTGTACACGTGTGATGTTGAGTACATTAATAGTTGTCGTAGCCTTTGGAGCAATCTCAACAGGCTGTTCAGCTAGCTGAGAATATGTTACTGTAGCTAAGAAATTAACTGGATCTGCAAAGGATAGAGTATCTCCTGATGGAATGCCCAAGCTATCTCTTAGGTCTTTGAAAGACTTTAGGTCTTGCATAATCAAGCAATCTTAATCATCAAAATACGTGTGCCAGCCGCCAATACTGTACCACCACTATTACCAAAAACACTAACATTAAATGTTCCAGATGACGTTGTACCAATAAGAGACAACGTACCAGTCATTGTTTCTTGAGCTGCCAATGCATTATTCAGAACTCTTCCCATCCGTGCATTCCCACTCATACCACTACAGAAAGAACTTGCGTAAATAGTTCCAGTAGTTGAAGCTGGAATTGTCATTGCCATGTTAACAGATACAATAGCAACCCATGTTCCAGCCCCAGGGTTTACACTAAGAATTGTCTGTACAGTTCCAGTAAATGCTGTATCTGACCCAAGTTCATAAGTAGCAGTAGTAGGATTAGAAGAAATCCCAGAAACGGTACCAGTAAATGTAGTATTATTAAGCGTTGCACCTGAAACAGTACCACCACTGATGGTTCCACTATTTGTGGTAGTTCCAGAAATAGTGCAAGAACTAATAGTAGTACTACTTATAGTAGCACCACTAATAGTCCCACCACTAAGTGTTCCACTATTTGTAGTAGTTCCAGACAATGTTGCACCACTAATTGTTCCACCATTACGAGTAGATCCACCAGCAGTAATTGTGCCAGTTTCAGTATGTGTTGGAATAGTAGTGCCGCTAGGAATAGTCAATGTAGTTGGAGCAAGTGTTCCACTTACATTGAGATTAGAAGGAAATGTAAAATTTCCAGCTGCAAAAGTTCCAGCAGTTACATTACTTGCAGGAACAACTGTTGGACCGCTGATTCCACCAGCAACAACTGTACCAGTGACAGTCAAATCTCCAGTAAAAGTATTGTTACCAATTGAATTAATAACTCCAGCGGTAGTGGTTCCAGTCAAAGTTGCACCACTAATACTTGGGCTAATTAAAATACTTCCAGATGGTAGCGTAGGTGCAGTGCCAGTAAAGGAAGCATTTCGAATTGCTGCACCAGAATTTGTAAAAGAAATCAGACTATTTACGTCATTACTATCACGAATAGTCATCCCCGCGGAGGGGATGACAATCTTCGTGACTCGCTGCGGATCAGTAGCACTAGAAAGATCTACTCCGAGGATATCCACGAAACGCTCATTGAGAGCAATCTTTACGTTACGGATAATCTCATCCAGAGTGTTTGCTTCTTCCAAACCCGTAGGTGTGGCAAGGCTAAAGTTTTGCGCGTATGTCATGCAGATCTCTCTTTCTTAATCATGGATAGGGCTAGCCTAGTTGCACGATTTGTGCGAAGAAGCCAACCCTTTAGAAACTTCAAGTCCTTTGGCCTAGCCGTAGCCAAGCCACGATAAAATTCTTTTCGTAGTTCCGAGTACTCATAAATCAAATCTTCTGCATTCGAAGACTTAACCTTTGTCATGGTTATCGGACCAATAATTCCGTCCTCTTCGACATTCACAGTTCGCTGCAAGATCTTAGCAGCTTGTTTGTTTCCCGCATTGATAGCGAAGTCGAAGTGCAATACGTTCAAGCCAGCAGGAAGTTCTGAAGCTTTGCAGCTAGTCCAGATATCAGAATAAATCTTAGACGTTTCAGCTTTTGTTAGATGCTGAACTGATCGCTCTTCGTGTCCTTGGGATTTACGAAAAGCATCATAAGTCTTCTGAGTTATTCCACGATTCGTGGCGCCGCCAGAATCTTGAGGATCGTTAACATATCCTCCTTCTTCTTTCAAGATGAATGGTAGGGCTTCTGCAAACATTAGCCACCGATCCCCATTTCATCAGTATAGTTATTGCTACCGCCTGCCATACCTATACGCTCTAGGCGTCTTTCAAGATGAATCAGGCGCGAACGCATTCCATTGCGTCCATCAATTCCAATCAGAACTGTTCGAAGAGCCTTGAGTTCTTCTGAGATACGACTGAGTTGCTTAACAACGTAAGCAATAAAAGGAATTATACCGAGTTCAATAGCTTTAAAAATGAACTCAAGTGTCTCGTTGTTCACGGATAGCGCCTCCGGTAAACGCGAAGTCCCGAGAACACACGGTCCTCATGTTCCTTTGTTTCTTGCGTATCGAGAGATTGAATAAGAAGCGACTGTTGTGCTTGAGCTTCTTGTCCACGAGTCCAATCCCCGATAGCATAAAAGCCTCTGGATACGGCACCCCACAAAATGACTTCATGCCATTCTTGAGGAGCGTCAGGTCCAGAGGCTTGAATATCTGCAAGTGTACGAAGGTATTTTACACTAACATCGTACACATTATCAGGATTAGGCCAGAGGATGAAGTTAGATCCTCTACGAGAATAATGAGTTGGTCTGTCTTGTGAATCCGTATCCTTCAGCTTGAACATATCCCAATCGGCAATGTTCGTGAGAGGCTCCCACGCATCTTCGCCAGATTCCTGAAGGATAACTTTTTGGATGGCATCGGAATCCGTAGGCAATGCATATGTGTCATCGCCAGCGGTCGTGCTAAAATTATATACTGCGTCCTTTTCGGAGAATCGCAGTTGGGATGAGAGCATCCACCATGCACGGTTAAGCAGAAGATCTGCTTGGCTGTTCGGTAGATCCAACTCATCCATACCAAGATGCGTACGCAAATCTTGGCGAAGGATAGCTAGAGACAAAGGCATACGTACACCGTGATGGAAGATTCTGTGCCGCGCTTCTTACATACTAGGGATACTGGAGTCTTTTCTTTGAGAATCAATTCCTCGTGTAATTCAACCGATCCAGTCGAAGTCTTAACACAGAGTTCGGAATCGCTATGATCGGAAGTGAATTTCCAACGACCAGAGGGAAGAATTACACGAGGAAAATTGATTTCCTCAGATGGGCGCGATGATACAATTAGGGGGATGCGCATTGCCTGAGAGATTAGAAGTGCTGAATGAGAATCTTTACTTCGCTTCCAGCAGTGGCTTGCGTAGTAGTAGCAACGCCAACACGCTGACCAGCGGTAGAGCCAGGAATAATACGACCAGCAGTTGCAGCAGACGGCACGGCAGTGAAATCCGTACCAGCAGTAAATCCGGTAGCTCCGACAATGGCACGAGCCACGCCACTAATCTGCACTAGAACCTTCTGACCATCCGTTGCAGCGGTAGCACCCAACGCAGGATTCGATCCAAGCGAAGCGGAATCACCACCAACAACGAAACCAACAAAGCCAGCGTAGTTTGCAGCAGTAGTAGACTTGGCAACCGTACCGACACCGGAAAGGTACACGGCATCACCAACAAGCAACGTGCCGCTTGCAGTGAAAACGTGTACGATTCCGCCCACTGCATTTGCAGTGAGTTCGTCAGAAGCCCCACGGACATTTACCCATGAAAATCCAGTGGGAGTCGTGTTCATGATTACGCGCTCGGGTTAGTGCCGTACCAGCCACGCCAGTTGTAGAACCAAATGATCCAGCGACCACGCGCCTTTACCTTGGCAGCATCAACTTCATTGTCGTACCAATCCGTCATCGTGATAGCTTCACGGTTCAGGAAGTGTGCATCGTTAATCTCGCTGTCCACGATGAAGTAGTGGAACAGGTTCGTCATGTACGGATTGACGATGATCTTCGACGGCTTGAAGTTGCGACGAATCGGGTTGTCCTGATTGTTCGCAGTGAACGGCTCAAGGCTCGACTCAAGAATCTGATAAGCCTTGTTCACCTGACCCTGATCGTTAGCAATCATGAGCGTGTTCGGCATCACCATCATCGGATCGCCGTTCTCATTCTTGCACTTACGCGACAGGTCCATCAGTGCAGTGAAGCCAGCAACCGAAAGCGACACAGCAGTGGAAGGCATATTCGCAACAGTGCTCGTGCTGTTAATCAGCGTGTGAGCAGTGTTAAGCAGCGAAAGATTGTCCATGCCCTTGAAGTTCGTGCCAGTGAACGCATCGTTAACGAGCGCAACACCAGCATATTCCTTCGTGTACATGGCAGCTTCAGCCAGCCACTTCGCACCCTGATTCAGCTTGCCGTACTGATCGTCGTCAATGGCTTCCTTCGAGAGGTAGTAGCCAGCCTTGTACGTCTTATCAACAGCCATAACCTTCGGGCCGCTGACAACTTCCTGATAAACGACAGGCTCAAGTTCACGCGACTGAATCAGACGATTCGGACCAACAAGCGTAGTGGCCGAAATTTCAGGGAGGTTATGCGAACCCTCCTTGAGGTACTGATTGTACATAAGAGGGAACTTCTTGATCGTATCCTGAAAGTCCTTTCGGAGTCCCGGACGTGCAAGAAGACGATGCTGTTGAATCATCGACATTGTTTTATCTCACCCTAGGATTAAAGAGCCGCAGCAGAAGCGTTGCGAATCTTGAAAAGAACAACACCCGTGCCATACAGCGTGTTGTCAATTCCAGTCACAACGACACAGAGATTGGTAGTATCGGAACGGTTAACAGTCCAGTAACCGTCAGACTGCTTCACAAGACCATACGCAACACCAATATCGGTGACAGCGGGAGTCACAAGAGTGGAGCCAGTCGAGATCTGACCATAGAACGTGGTGTTACGATTCGCAGGGAAAATTGGAATCGTGTTCTCACGGCCAGTTACGGTTGTCGGAGAATCACCAGCGTCATAACCATAAGCGGACTGATTCACCGCACCAGCAATACCAGCAAGACCAGTAGTACAAGCGGCTGCATCAG